CAAATTGCATTAATATCCTCGACAGCGTTGACTCTGTTTCCCTAATCAGGACGCGGCTTCTAAAAAAGAGCCTGACGCTACTGTAGCCGTCTCCGTCTAATAAACTCTGATGTAATAGTTTACGTATTATCTCCGATACATCCCTCTGCGGCTTCTTATCCTCCGAAAAGTCATAGATGTTTATACTAATGCCGAATATCGCAATAGCCCCTGAATCGTCTAATTCGTCTTCTGCGGTTATGACGATGTATGGGCAAGCTGTGCCTTCGGGGGCTGAGGAGATGAACAGATTACCGTTGGCATAGGTTTTTATGGCTTCGTTTTCTAACAGCCTGTCAATAATAAGGCTCTCTATCATCTATGTTCTGCTCTCGGATAGAATCTTTATAACTTCCGTTTTGGTGTGTTCAAATGCGGGCTTGAGGAACGGATGCGGACGGCGTTCCCCGACCTTCCTACCGCCCCTGACAACGTCCCCACCGAATTCCACAAGGGCGGCATGGTGGGCGGGAGCTTTGAATCCGACAATAGAAGAATACCGTTGATTTTTCTTTGCAACACCCTTTAATAAGTTTCCCGTAATTTTCTTAGGCACGTCTCCTGTCGGGCTGTTCAGCATCCCTTTCACTTCATTCACCACCGCCTGAGCCGCCTTGTCTCGGAGAGCTTTGTCGGCTTTCAGGATATCCCGCTCCACCTCTTTCATATACGACTTAAAGACAGCGTTTATACTATTCATTGTTTTAATCCCATATTTCAAAGCCATAATCACCTGCGTTGGCTTTATTTTGTTTCATTTCTACATAAGAACGAGCCTGACCGTTAGTCTTTACCGCTAAAATTTCATGTAACAAAGAAGGATATTTCCACCCGTAACCCATCCACCCAACAATAAATTCAATCGGCCCCTTAAAGTACAATGTACCGCCACCTGCCCAACCCGAATCGTCCATACCTTGTATTGAATTTATTTCACCACGTTGTAAATTAGAATTAGTGTATATTACTCTCACCAATCTCGGCAATGGCGGTGAACTTGTTCCTATATCGTGTAATACTTGTAGTACCGTGTTCATCCCTACATCTGTTAAGGTTGTTACTAAAGGGAATTGTGCGCCCTCGTATACAGAATATTTTAATCCCCACCCTAAATTAGGCGTCTCCCACGGTGGATTATGAAACGTAAATATATTAGGGTCTTCACCTACTACTATTATTTGACTGTCTCCATGATTACAATTACAATTTGAGTTGCAACCCTCTTCAGGTTTAGGTTCAGGCTCAGGATCGGGCTTAGGTAATGTAACTGGTGAAACGGTGTTTTGGGGTCTGATTTCCTCTGTAATTATAACCTTATCCCTGTCATTTTCGTCTACCTGCTTAATCGTAAGTATTTCAAAAACTCTGTCTTTACCAAACTTTATCTTGTCTTTTTCTTGAACGTCTGTTCTGCCGTCTACTGTAATACTGTGGGTAGCCCTAACGTTCATAGTCTCGTATTGGATTCTAAGGGTCTCGGAAAGCGGGTAAACAGAAGCCCAAAACGTCCCGATCTCCGTCTCTACGTCTTTCACGAAACCGCGCTCGTTTGTCCTTACAGTTCTGATGACGGCGATCCTATGCCTACGGGCTGTTGACCGTGACTTAAAATCCTTAGACAGGAACTTCATTTTCTATGTATCCAAGTTCAGATAAAGTCACAGCCCGTTCAGCCGACAGCAGAATAGAACTGCCGATACGGTATTCTTTGCCATCGTCCTTGTTGACGAAGTCTTTTATAACTGCGTATTCTTGCACGTCTTCTTTTGGCTTCTTCATCTCTTCCTCTATACCCATAACCTATACGGGTGGATAAGGTCATAAAAGGCTTTCGGTATTTCCGTCTCAGCCGCACGATTTTCATAACCCCAACTTACATAGAGTAGAATAGCATCTATCAGAGGGGCGGGTATCTTTCCTTTGCCGTATCCAGCCACATACTCTACCCGCAGACTGCCGCCGCCTAAGCCTCCGATATTGATTCTTGACGGGAGGCCTTCTAATACTTTGGGGGTCGGGTCAATATAGATACCGTTGGCAAGGACGTTCTTGATCTTCATCACTGGGCTACGTGGAAGGGTAACAACAGACGGGGCGTTCTCATCGTAATTCAACACCCAAGTTTGCGGTAACAAAGCCCGTTGGGTGAAATCCTCGACACGCTCTCTACCTGCCCGAATACGGGCTAAAAACCACTCGTCTTCGACCCCTGCGTTGGCGTGGCATTGAGTAAAAGCCTGTTGAAGCGTCACAGGCTCATAGGTTGAGGATTTTGAACGCATCAGGAAATAACTCATTAGGAATTGCCCTTCTGTTTCTGATTCTTAGAGTCAGCGTTTTCCGTACCGAGCTTCTTCTCAGCCGTCTCCACCTTTTTAGGAAGCAGAGATTCTAATATAGGGGTGATGATCCTTGCCATGATCAGCTGTTTGGCCGCTTCTAAGGCAATCTCAATAACCGCTCCCTGCAATCTCCACGTCCCCCCGTCATCCCTGAAGGTACGGTTAACTTTAAACTTTGCCATTTTGTTTACCTTTTGTTGTGGCAGGGGCTTTGAACCCCTGCCGTTTATAAATAGTTTGTGTTCTTATACTAAGGTCACAAATGGGCTACGTGCCACGCCGTCTTCACCATTTATCGGTGAGGTCAGCCACGGCTTGGCATCACAGTTCCAACTGAAGTACATTCTTGTCATACCGTTGATCGCACGGGTGTAAGGATCAAGGAATAGGTTCATACCGCTACCGTCCCTGATAATGTACTTGGAGAGGTCAGCAAGTACCAAATCACCCGCATTGCCCACGACAGGAACACGCTCCGAGAAGAGGATCGGCAGACCGTGAAGCGTATTCGGTGTCCCCGTTACGGCTGACCATTGCCATATCAAATTCCCTGCGCTGTCCTTGATTGCGGTCAACTGAGGCAAAGATGTCTTTGAGGCAATAAACACGTAGTCACTGCCCGAAGACTCCGTAGCCGTAGCCACCATTTGAACCACATCGTCATAGGATATCTTCCCCGATGTCTGCCTTGTAACAGTAGCGTTACATGGGTGATTAATGAAGCCCGTAGGCTGTAACACCCCGCTACCGCTAAGGAACGCTTTCTCTTCTTTGGCAATACCTGCGAGACGCATCTGCGTCTCCGCAAACTGCCCTGCCGCGCTGCTGTTATCGAGAAGCTGTTTAGAAATATCTATGAACCCTATTAAAGGCTGTGGCGTGAACTCTATTTCATTCAGCCTAATATCTCCCGCAACCTGTCGAGTTTGCGTCTCTCCGCTCCAATTTAGGGTCACACCGCCATACACGCCGTTCTCCCCGCCCTGATCGAAAACGTTAATCTTAAAGGTAGCGTCAGGGGAGTTTCCACCCGCAATGACTGTGGCTCTCGGTCTCACAATGGCTTCGGAAGGTTTGACCGCACGAATAACAGAATCAAACTCAGGCGGCACGAAGTACCCTGCCTGATTCGGAACGCCCATTACCGTGTCCCTGCTGCTGAAACGAGGAGCGGACGGGTCATTTATGAAGCGGCAAATAAACTCCCCGAAAGACTTGGCTCGTTCCTGTGTCGCTACGGGATCGGCTCGGAGAGCGAGATCGGCTTCCTGTTTGGCAAGGTACTCTTGGCGGCTGATAGATTCGTCTATACTCTCTACCTTCGACCTTAACTCGTTGAACTTCGCCTTTTCGTCTGCCGTAATCGCATTGTCATTACGGCTGTCCACCGTAGCCTGAATCGACTTCATCTCGGCAATAACAGCCGCTCTGTCCCGCTTCAATTTTTCTACGTTCATTTTACATCTCCTTAAAAAGTTATTTGTGTTAATTGTCTTGTATCTCTAACAAACTGATGAGGTTGTGTCTGTACTCATTTTCTTTATCCCGTATTGCTTTCAATTCCTTTACATCTTTATCAAGTATGCGCTCTTTGGCTTCTTGTAATAACGAATCTTTATCCCGTAAAGATACCTGCGTTTGGACGTATGCGGGATTCGTTACAGCTCCGACCTCGTATAATGTCGCTTCCATTATGGTTCTATGATAATTATTATCTTTATCTATTTCGACAGTATCTTTATCCACCGTGAAGGTAAAACTTGCCCCTTTTACATTACCGCGAGTCAGGTTAGTTATGAGGTCTTCACCGTATGAAGTTGGAGGTATGGGTGCGGAAAACCACAGACCATCGCCCATATCCGATATAACTAAGGGCGGTGTAGAGGTGGTGGTGGCTATGACTTGTGATGGATCGTGATTGAAGAAGCTCTTGATTTCGGGCTTTTTAGAGAGGCAGTCTTTAAATGCGTTCCGATCTATCTTTTCGTAGTAGCCGTCCCAAAGCTGCTCTTCACGATCATAAATCACCCCAATCCCGTCCACATACTTCTGTTCTGATGTCTCAGCGTCTTTCCTAAGTTCAATGCCGTCAGTGTGAAACGCCCTGACCTCTTTTTTATTCATTTGCTTTTGTCCTTTCCGTTACCGTGAACAGCCTTCTCTAAATTTTGGTAGTTTAATGGGACGAGCCTTGCATCCCCCCAATCGCCATCGAGAGGATTCCGCTCTTCCATTGCCCGTATTTCGTTTATAGAATAAAGACCGAGACCCGCCCCTGTCTTGTAACTTTCCATGCGTTCTTTTGTATTGCCCCTGAGCAGACCGTCCATTACAAATTTTCCGTACAGTGAATCGTCATCTACCGAGATCAGTTTTTTATTGATCTCCTCCTCCCACCGCTTAACGTGCTTCATCATAACGTGTTCTATGAAAAGCTGATTCATCTCTGCGAGGCCTGTGCCCCAACTCGTAGCCTTCTCCATCTCCGCTAAGAGGTGAAGCGGGACGTTATATATACGGGCTATTTCTGATATATCAAAGCGTCTTGTTTCTAAGTATTGGGCTTCTTGTGGGGGAACGCCCACGCGCTCGAAACGCTCGGAGTCTTGCAGAATCATGAGGCTGTGGCTCTTGCCCAACCCCACGTAGTTTTTGAACCTATCCACGAGAGACTTTTGTGAAGTCTCGTCCAAGTCTCCCCGCGTCCCGCTGATTATTCCCGCAGGATTTATCCCTGATCCGAAGACTGCCGCTCCGTAATCCCTGACCGCCAGTGCCGCCCCGAAGGTCTCGCGATGAACCTGCACGGGAGAGTACCAACCACCGTCTGTTTTTGGGAATAGCCGGAAGATCAACAGCTGATGTGATTGTAAAACTACGGGGCTACCTCTATCCCTCACCACCTTGTAACCTGTTAGTTTACCATCCAAATTGACTGGCGTGACGTTAGACGGATGTATTGGGTGTAGGGAAATCGGCAAGCCCCGTTTATCAAACTCTATTTCTGAAATCCCCGCCCCGTATAACAGCTGATTGGACATCATCAGGAACTTAAAATCAAACGCCGTCATGTACGGATTGGGGTCACGTTGCAGGAGCCTTTGGCAGGGGTGATCCGCTTGCAAAACCTTTCCGTCCTTGCCGTTTCTGTAGACTTTGAACGGGAAGATGCCCATCGTGGAGCTTATTCGGTCAAGAACAGACCAGACGGCTGAAAGGGACAGGGTACGATCCTCGTTTACGAAGACCCCTGCACGGGTAGCCGAGCCGCCCAAAAGGAACTCAGGAATTTGACTCGGTACGGATCGCTTTTCGGTCTTCTTTGCCGTTGTCATGCTGAAGATACCCATAAGTTACCCCTGCCTCCATGTGCCCAATACCGTCAGCGCGACCCCCGTACTTATCAGAATCCACGGGAGACCCAACTGTACAGAGCCGAAGGTGATCAGGATCGCCCCTGCCGTAAGGAGGAGCAGGTCAAGGTATTTGGCAAGTTTCATCTTCTTTTCTACCTCTCCCCGCCCATTGCGGTCTTGGTGGGTCAACGGGCGGGACGGTCAATTGTGTTAAGTTAGCAGGTTACTATCAATCTGCCTATCTGTGATGCCACCTTTTTGGGCGCGTGAGGCCGCTGATCGGCTTGGAAGCCCGATGCTGCTCAGGTTTTCGACCGCCTACCCCTCTGTCCGTTGCTGTCCCGTTATGTCAAGGTTCATATAC